CGGCGACTCAATATGGTGGAGAATCAAATATCGAAGGTCTGGCGAATGATGCAGGAGTGCCGATAAGTCGTCCTCATCTTGTGATTGTAGGTGATGCCGATACGGATCCGCGACAAACCGCATCGCGGCAGAGAACCAAGGCCATAGCATCCGCTCTGGCTATCTCCGCCTCTGTTACCGGATGGCGGAACTCAAATGGCCGGCTATGGGTAAAGGGCCAGGCCGTGACGCTCAAAGCTCCGAGCGTGATGCTTTATAAAGAGGCGAAATACAGCATAGTGGGTGCGACAATGCGGATCGACACGAGCCAGGGCAAAGTAACGGATTTGAGATTGATGCTGCCCGAGATCCTCGGGGGCGAAACACCGCAGGTGATACCATGGGAATGATAGCAGAGCTTTTCCGCATAACAGGCAGCGCACTCAAAAAATTGAAATCCGCACCCGGAGAGGCCGTGGTTATAGTCGGCGAGGGACTCGGAAAGCAAACCATCGAGGCAGAACTCTATCAGCCGTCCGGGATCATGGGGAATCCGCCGAAAAATGCGGTCGGGGTATTCCTGCCCATCGGCAAGGGGCGGCGTTATGGCGTGCTGATAGCCACGCAGAATTACCAGGTCTCTTTTGAGTTGAAACAGGGTGAGCTCTCGCTCTATTCCACGAATTCGGACGGTGATGAGATCAAAGCTCAAATCGATCTCGACAAAAACGGCAATATCAAATTTAACGGCAACTCGAAATATCTGGTCACATACGGCGCGCTCAATACAGCTTTGCAAAATCTCGTTACTGCGATCAATTCAAAATTTGCAACAAAAAAAGATGAAGCTGGATCCGCTGGTGGATTGAGCCTGGATATTTCCGGCTGCAAAGCTGAAAGCTTGAGGACAGATGGATGAACTATGAAGGCGATGTAAAACTGATCCAAACCGATGATGGCGGCGATATAGAGTTTGTTGCTGGACAGCCCGTCATGGATCAGGGCCTTGAAACGGCGGTTTACATTTCTCTCTTCTCCGGCGGCTGGTGGGGAAATGCAATCTCGGAGCAAAACGAAAAATTGAATAGCGAGCTCGAGGAGTTGTACAACCGCAATCTCAGCAATCAGACCAGGCTCGATACCGAGGAGTATGTGCGGAAAGCGCTGGAATGGATGATCAGACTCGGAATCGCAAAAAGGATTGATGTCTCTGCATCGCTTCCGATTCCAGGTTGGCTCGGATTGGAAATTACAATAATCGAGCCGAACGGATCGGAGCAGAATCTACGGTACTCGATTAATTGGGCGAAGCAACGAGTAACCATGGGGGTATAGGATGTCGCTTATAATTCCAACCTTATCAGAGATCAAGGCACAGATCATCACCGATATTGAGGGTGCAATCGGCCAGACGAGCCCAATTTTTCCAAAGGCGTTTGTTCGCGTGACAGCTACCGCCCTCGCTGGCCTGCAATGGCTCTGCTATCGATTCGCCGTATGGTGTTATCGTCAGATTTTCACGGCCACAGCCGATGAGGCAGCTGTGCTCACGCGAGGTGCACAATACGGGCTTGCCCCCACGGTCGCCATAGCCGCAAAACTTGAAGCAGAAGCTAACGGCGACAATGGCACGACCATCGAGGCGGGGACACTCTGGTACTCCGTGGATATGGTGTATAGCCAAATCGAGGCTGAGACAATTGCCGGAGGCGTGGCTACAATCGAGATTGAATGTCTGACCGCCGGAGAGGATGGTAATTTAGAAAACGGCGAAACGGTCAGCCTTGCTTCTCCGATTACCGGAGTCAATAACAATGCAACAATCACCGATACAGTGACGACGGGCGAAGATTCGGAAAGCTTGGAAAGCTTCCGTCTCCAGGTGCAGGAGCGCGAACGGCGCAGACCCCAGGGGGGAGCAGTTGCAGATTATGTGGAATGGGCACTTGAGGTTCCGGGTATCATCAAGGCGTTCGCGCACCGGCTGACCGCCGGATATGCGACAGTATATCCGATGATCGCGTTAACCGGGGCCCTCGGGGAAAGGATTCCGGATGCGCCGAAACTGGCCGAGGTCGAGGCATATTTATCCGATGCGGTCCGCAAGCCTCTGCAATGTACTCCGATTGCAGCCGCTATGACAGAGATTGTATTCGACATTACGATTACCGATTTATCTCCGGACACCGCCGCGATTCGTGCTGCAATTGAAACAGAACTCGAATCATATTTACTCGCACGTTATCCGAAGCAATATCCGGATGAGACCATTCCCGTCGACGTAGTAAGCATAGCGGCGCTTTCGGGGGTCGTTGTTGCTGCCGGAATGCAATCCGGAATTCTCACTATGGAGGTCGACAGTACGCCGGAGAGTAATGAATATACACTCCAGCCCGGCGAATTGGCAATTCTCGGATCGGTGATATGGGTATAGTGAATCGTTCATTACGATTATTGTTTCCTCCTGGGCACGCCTGGCGGCTCCCCGGCGTTTTCGGCATATTTATCGATGCGCTGGCGCTCAATTTTGATCGCCTGCGGCTCTTCATTCGAGGAATAATCTTGGAATCGATACCCGGCACCGCTGAAGATATGCTGCCCGAATGGTATGATGCGCTGGACTTGCCCTATGATTCAACGCTTCTACTTGCCGACCGCCAGGCGCGCGCGGCGAATGCTTATAATTTTGTCGGCGATCAAACCTTTGCCTATCTGGAGAGCCGCCTGCAGGCCGAATTGCCCAATGTTTACCTGGTCGAATCTTATTTTGACGATGAGGGGGTCGCGGCTATCTCCGGAATAGGCAGATCGGGGATCATGCGGTCAGGAAGCGGAAATCCGCTATATACATTTTTGGTTTTTGGTGACGTCGATACCGAAGAAGAATATAACCGGATGCTTGCAATCCTGGCAAAGATTTTTCCATTGCATCTTGAGCCATTTATCGGCGTAACAATCGGAGGGACATAATGCACAAAACGGATGGTGTACATAACGTAGCGGGCGAGTTTGTTGATGAAATTATCGGCACTTCTCAGGGAACCGTTGTCGAAGAGGGCTGGCTCAATACCGTACAGCGCGAGCTCGTGAATGTCGTAGAAGGTGCGGGTATCGTACTGGATTCCGGAAATGACGCGCAGGTCCTTGAAGCGCTCAAGAGATTACAATGTCTGGTCCTTCCCGTGAATGGCGATGATTATATATGCTTGGATGATGATGGTTATACTCATATCAATGTTACAGCTGGAGCGGCAAATAGAACGATTACATTACCGACAGCAGCTGACAATATCGGAAGACGATTAAAAATCCGAAAGGTGGACAATGGGGCTGGATATGTGATCACAGATGGAGAAGGCGCAGAAACAATCAATGGTATTACAGAATGGCGTCTATTTAATCAGTATGATTATGTGGTTATCGAATGTGACGGTACGGAATGGTTTGTTACAGGAGGGACAGAACCGGAACTTGTATACCGGCACACAGCAGATTTTTCACAGGCGGCAGCCCAAAATATATGGTATGCGGTAACTAATTTTATACTGGCCCTACCTACAGGCGGAAATTGGGAAATTGAAATAAATGCAACGTTTGGATCAGCTACCGCCGCTACAATAGTCGAACTGACCGTGGCAGACGGCGCGGCCTCTGAAGATGATGACATATATACTATGAAACTTTATTTAACGGGTGCTGTTTTATATATTCCTTTAAGTAAAACATTTCGCAGGACATTTTCAGGACCGGTAACCTTACACGTAAATATGCGGACAATTAGCGCCGGAACACCCAACATCTTGTTATACAGTGCTACGGCTCATGCCTATATTAGAGCAAAGAGGATAAGATGAAAATATTAACCTGGTTGATTCTGGTAGAACTCGGAATAATCCCTCATAGTGGATTTATTATTTATGACCCACCGGAACGAGTTTTTAAAGAAACGTCTTTCTATATCGATATGGATGCGGAATTAGGCATCGGGCCGTTTTTCGTCGGCGGTGGATTGAAGACATATTTCTGGAAAGTAAAAGACGGAATTAGGTTCTCGCCGCATTTGGCAGAATATCGGTGTAGGGCGGGGATTAAAATTGAAATCATAAAAGAACTCGAATTAACGGCAGGAGGCCGAACGGCTTGTTTCCATCCTGTGATACCCTATCTCTACCAGGAGAACATAAAGCCGAAATGGGAAGGGGCATATTCCGAACTGTTTGTGAGATTTAAAGCGGAGCTAAAATGAACATTGCTGCGATCATTACTGCGCTTAACGACTCATATCTTTATGTCACGATCCTGGCCCTCGGAGTCATGGCGCTCGCTCTCGGTACTATTCGGTTCAAGCATATCAAAGTCG